TGTGTCATACATAACTGTGCTAGATAAATTTACTACACCACCGCTATCTATAGTCAGCGCAGAAGTTCCAGCAGTATTCTGTATTGCATCTACTTTTAATACTGAACTCATTGGGCTATCTCCCATGCTTCAACGTGTCTACTATCACCGCTAGACCAATTAAAAACGCTTGTATGACTGGTGCTTGTAAAAATTCTTAATTGAAGCCTCATAGTGCTAGTTGTATTAGCTGTATTTACAGCAGTTATTACAGAAGTATTCCAACCTGTTTCTTCATAGAAAGCACTTTCAGCAGCAGTATTTACGTTAAATCTTGTATTAGAATTATTTGTGTCAACAATTTGAAACTGAGAATAACCAGTAGAAGTAGCATTTTTTCCAAAAACTTGAGTTCTAAATTTGATTAAACTATTTGAAAACTTTGGAGTAATATCAACATATACATTTGTAAAATCTATATATGATGCAGTGCTTGTAGTAAAACCACCACCCAAGTCAAAATGTCTCTGTTGATATTGGATAACATGACCAGCAATCTGCACCCCATTACCACTAGTCTTTTCGTTAATGGTGTCTACCTTTAGGATGCTCATCCTGCTATCTCCATTAATGTAATACTAGAAGTTGTCCTGTTATTACCAGTGCCATAATTATTAAAGCCAAAATCAGCACTTGAACTAGAAATAGCTACTGTTAATTTATATGTTACAGATGATGTTGTTGATATTGATGTATCATAAAAGGTAGAAGGTATATCTGTAGTATAATGTGTGTGTGTGGTTTGATATCCTGCTAAATCATGAATATGTTTAATTAATGTACTATCTCTATATAAATCAAGTTTTCCATATTGAGTAAGTCCATTAATTCTAATGCCGTTTAAGTGCAATATTACCAAAACATTACTTGTTGTTGCAGATGGAGTTATTGAACAAGTTAATGCGTCAATACCGCTTGTGCTTGTTGTAGTTGTCCAAGCTGTATTTTGGTTCCATTTTATTTGAAGAACATGACCAGCAGGAGCAGTAAAACCATTACTAGCATCAAGCGTCTGACCAGACGGTACGATAATCTTATTGGCATTAGCGCCTGTTGTTGGGCCTTTTAGATTTTCTACTACTAACGTACTCATATAATCACCAAGTTCCCATTAACTGTAAGCGTTGTGCCAGAGGCTACAGTAAGTGGCCCTGTCGCACTAGCGTTTTCTGCTGATGTAATTTCTACATCTGTGTCAAGCTGTTGCTCGTTAACTCTAAATATATCGCCTGCACTTGTGCCAGTTGTGCCGTTCTCACCCTTGAACATTCCACCGCCTACTGCGCCTGCCACTTCAAAGGTTTTGTATGCTATGACCTCTACAATGTCCGAAGCCGCCACAGCCGTTGCAAATAAAATATCAGAACCATTTGTTGCGGTGACATCTGTACCCACTTGCATTTTTATGCCATTTAAAAATACGTCAACATAGTTGACCGAATATCCACCTGTAGCAAAACTTGTTTCACCGCCAACGCAAGTGAACACATCTCTAGTCTGGGTAGCTCTGGGCGTGTCTCCTGATGTTCCAATATAGCCTGCCATTAGTCTGGTGTACTTTCTTCCTCTGCGTTTCGTTCTTCGGCTGTTTTAACAACACCTAAAGAATAAGCTTGTGTTACTTGTGCATCTTCACCTGTCGCAATAGCTATACTGTTTGCGTTGCAGTGAGTTACTAACAAAGAAATAATTTCGTCTTTTGCTATTCGCGCTCTATTTGTAAGAGCATTGTCTGCCCAATCTTGAATAGATGTGGTTACATACTCTAACGATTTTACCTCTGTGTCCGTTAAACTAACTGTTGTATCTGGCATAATTTTTTTCCTAACCTAATAAATATATGTAAGCTTGATTATAGCTATTATTGGTGTCTGGTGCAGAATAAGAATTATGCCATGCAAAGGCCATATTATCATTAGCAGAACCGCTAACTATAGAGCTTATTATAACGTTTATATATGTTGAATTAGTAAGATTTTGGCTCCAACTTGCCGCTTGCACACTATTATTATTATAAACTAGATGCAAACCAAACCATTGAGCATCTGTTGCTTTAAGATTTATATTACAGAAACAAAGATATTTACCTGTAACAGGAAAAGTAAATTTACCAGTTGTATTATTAAAACAATTACCAACATTTGCATGCACATTTGCCCAACGCATAGGATTATAATGTGAGGCTAATATTGTTCCAGCTGCACTATAATTATAAGCAGCAAAACAAGGCTGATTAGGTTTTGTTACATAACCATCTTCATCAATACGCATACGTTCTGTTCCCACAGTTCTAAACTGTAATGATGAACCTGTACCCCTCATGTTTATAGTACCATGCCCTGAGTTACCAACATACATAGTCAAGCCATCTGTATCAGATGTACTATATGTATCATTACCAATGACTAAACTGTATGGATTACTATCATCAGCCGTTATTTTCATCAAAACTGTTTGACTCGCTCCACCATCTTCCAGTTCAAATTTTGCGGCTGGGGCATTAGTACCAATCCCAACACTATCATTCGTTGCATCAAGAGTTACGCCTGCCGTTAGTAAGTGCGCGTCAACATCTGTATCAGAATAACCACCAGATGAAGGGTTTTGCGAAAACGTAACTGCTACTACCTCATCGCCTGCTTGGGCGGCATTTATAAGGGTTACGCTCTTTCCGTCAGCCGCCTCTGTGAAATCTGTATTTTTTACGAGGCGTATTCCGTTGTGGAATATATGTATTTTGTTAGGTAAAAAATTTAAACCAGTCAGCGCAGTTGTAGCAGCCGTAAACGTAAACTTCTTTCTACGTTCAGCCGCATTTTGGTTGTTAGTTACTGAGCTAGTGTTTGCGCCTATATACCCTGCCATTATTCAGCCTCCTCGATGGTATTTCCGTCTGCAACCCATTCGAGGATAGCGGCGTAGTGACGGTTTGCTGGATCTGGGGGAACGTATAGTGTTTTACTGTCAATAACCGTTTTTATACAGTCGTTTTTATTACTCATATTTTGAATGTATTGTGCTGACGTAATATTCATACCTTACAACTCCGCATCTGCTGTATAAAATAAAGTAGGTGCATCTATATGTCCAGCATCACCAGCCGATGCACCAGAACTTTGTAAATGAAACTGGAAAGACCTAGGCTGAATATTCTGTGCAAAATCAGCAGTAGTTGTTTTTGCACCCTGAACGTATAAATTTATATTAGCATGGTCAATATCAACGGTTGGAGCGGCTCTCATTTCAACAGGAAAAGTTGGATTTGAATAACAAGATGTTGAGGTTTGCATTGCTACAACAAAACCGTAAGTAGTTCCTTGTTTGTGGTAATACCGTCTGCAAGACTGAAGCTCATCCCCAAAGCTTCGATGCTCAAAGTCCGTAGCGTTATCGTTAACCTCTAATTGAACGCCTGTGATGTACCATTTAGAATTAACTGTTTCAACCATCTGTACAGTGCTTGTTGCTCCCGTAAAGCTACCTGACTGCCATGCGTTTAATGTGCTTGTAGAATAAAGACCTTGTGCGCTACCGTGTCCAAAATTAATGGTTAAACCTATTGCATTAGTAGATGTCCAAGTGCCTGTGGTATCTCCTGCTACAGTAATGGTTTTCTTTTCCCAAGTATTAGCTGTTGATATATTATATGTAGTTACAAATGACCTATCAGAAGCCCCATTTCTAAGTGTTAATGAAAAATTGCCAGTTAATGTTGAACGAACCCAAAAAGATATTGTAATTGATCTTGCACTTGAAGTACCAAATTTTAAATGACTGATATTATAACCTTCTAGTTGCTGTCTAAAATTATAAAAAACATCTCCAGTTGCTGTAGTTGCTGTATCTATTTTTAAACCAAGATAATTATTAAAATAATCTGGTGGAGTAAGAGAGTCTAAATTTTGTGTCATAGTGCTTTTACTGTTAAAGTCACTATGAATATTCATTAAGAATCTATCAACTGTTTTATAACCACTACTAGTTACTGACGCAGTTGTCGATCTCTGTGCCACGTTCATTGCACCATTAATTATAAGGTTCTTCGACCCACCGCCTGATGCGCCTCTAGAAAACTGAACTAATTCGTTCTGCTTACTCATGTTTGCTCCAGAACACTCAATATAACGTCAACCGATTTGTCTGTATCACTTTCTATCGTGACCGTATTTCCTTCTTGTAGAATAACTTTTCCATCAAGAACTGACAAGGCCGCGCCACTTGGCAAAGGTACATCTTTAACCAAATGAACGTATGCGGCCTTGACAGATATTTTTACTTGAGCGGTATGCACATTGGCTAAATTACATCCAATAACCACTGACGTTGTACCTTGCGGCACTTGATATACAGTTTCCTCAGACTGACCGACTGAAGCCGCTGTGTAGTTTTTAAACGTATTAGCCATATGTGCTTACCTCTTACCTAAATGTCGTCAAGCAAAGCGCAAACAACACACTCAACAGTTGAAGCTGATGAAATTGCGTGAATTTCTGCAACCGTTGCATTTGGTAAACGTGCCGCAAAAGCCTCGTTTGGCCCTATTGTAACAGCGTCACCCAAAGTTGCAGTTGCCGTTCCTGCGTCAAAACAAACATGGATAGAGCCACCGTTTCCGTCCACATTCTTAATGTAAAGAAACTTAACTTTATCTGTGGCGGCTACAGCCGCTGGCGCTGTAGAACTGTCTACTGCTGTGTAGTCCACAAAAGACCCTGCAATAAGGTCAGAACTTGTGTTGTTTACTGAAGATAGTTTGTAGTACCACTTATCGTTTGCATCTTCAGGTGTGACAGTCATTGTCGCTGAGAATGTTTTTGCAATCTCATCAGGAAGGACTGTTACTTCCATTGTAGCTTTCGCTGCGTCAGCCATGATTTTCTCCTTTTCTAATCAACCTAAGGCTATACTGAATGCCAATGCCTCGCCTGCCCTATCGACATCGAGGTTTGACCTAGTTGTTTCTGCATCTGTCACACTAAGTGCGCCAGTTACAGTTACATCGCCAACAGAATTAATACCGCCACCTGACGTTATCGCACCTGTTGAACTGATAGCCCCACCAGAGATGGAACCATTTGCTGCTATGCTATCAGAAGTCACGCTTCCAGTAGCAATAACATTACTTCCAGACGTAATATCGCCTGTTGTTGTCACTGTGGTAGCTGATATGTTGCCACCAATAAAACTTGTTGCCGTAACACTTCCTGTCGCTACAGCATTTGCATTAATTTGAACATCGCCATCAGATGTAAGGCCACCTTCAGTAGCTAATTCACCTTGCGTAATAATATTTCCAGTAGCACTTATAAAACCACTAGCTTGTATATTTCCAAATGCAGATGTTCCAGCCGCAGTAACACCTTCTGTCACGCTAATGCCTGCCGCCTCTAGATTACCTTGGGCAATTAAATCACCCTGAATAGCCAAGGTATCAGTAGCGTTTACTTTACCAAAGACATCAATGCCATCAGTAGTAGTCGCTAACTTCTTACTATTGTTAAAAAATAACTCAACAGCGCCATTTTCATCCATTGTAATAAATGTTGGGCTTGTTGCGTCTACTGCACCTAACGTAATATTATCGCCACGAATGTATAACTCACCAGTATTGTTTTGAATGTAACCATCATTACCAGTAGTTGTATGATAAATCTGTAAGTCTGTGCTATTACCAAAGTTAACGATAGCATCATCATTTACTGTGCCGCCAGTTGCACCTATTTTATCATTATTTAAGTTATCAAAGTTAGCGTCAACTTCATCGTGTGTAAGCGGAGCGCCTTTAGTTGCACGTTTAACAATAGTAGTCATTAATACGCCCTCACCCTCATTCTTCTACCAGTACCACCAAATTTAGCTTGGTTACTTTCAGAATTTATACCATCAATTGATGCTTGATACAACGCAGCCCATGTCGTTGTGCGTTTATCTTCCTGTAAATAAGGCGCTGCATGAATTAATGAACCATATAAATAAGCGTCAGGAAAATTAGTTAATATTTCATTTGTGGTTGTGGATGCGCTCAAGGACGGTATCTTTGCATAATAGTTTAGCTCTATACCATAACTACCATCTGGCGTTGGGTATATCTCCATTTCTCCCTGCGTAATAGAATAAAAACTAGGCTTACCAGATGTGTCTAAGTTATTCTTGCGCCTTTGTTGCATTTCAAACTGCGAAACAAGCTCTATTGGCTTGTAATCGCCTGTCTCAATATGCGCCCTAATTGGTTCTAAAAAATCAGTAGGCAGGGCATTATACTGAGCGTTTATTGTTGCTGACGCCCTATTTTCCATACGCCAATGCCTAACCTTACGGTTCATATCAGTTTCAGCCATTTTAATAAAATCAGGTATAACTGACGTTAAGTCACTGCGATTTAAAAAATCAGCAACACTAGCTTTTAGTTCGTCATAAGTTGATAACGCCATCTAACAATTCCATCTTCTACGAGCAGCTTTGCCACGTTCACCTGTCCAGCCTCTAGACCTAGCGCAAAAAGACTTCTTACGAGCCTTCTCTTTTGCAGTTAAATTTTTCTTTTTTGTTACAGCCGTTTTTAGTTTCGACTTTGGGTTTTTTCTTCTATGTGCGGCAACACCTTTTGCGGTCATGCCAGCACCTTCTTTTGCCGAACGGTAATTACGACCTTTGCCTTTGGTCGTTTTAGGTATGGCTTTTTCTCGCTTTCTTGGCATTACTGTTGAGCGGATTTCATTTCCGCTAACTGCGATTTGTAGTTAAAGTACATATTTAGTAAGGCTTCTTTTGGCAATGTTGTGCCTAAGTTTTTTTGCATACTTTCTGAAAATGCTGCGAAATCAGCTTCTTCTCCAGATGACGGTAAAGCATTTCCACCGCCCATTTGCGCTCTTGGATCAGCAGGCATATCATATGTTGGACCCATAAAAGGATTAGAGACAGGCTGTCTAAAACTCATTTCCTGAGCATTCATAGGTGTAGTGTTAGGCTGTCTAAAACTCATTTCCTGAGCAGTCATCGGTGTAGGATTAGGCTGAGTAAAGCTAATCTCCTGCAAGTTTTGAGGTGTACTACTTGGCTGAGTAAAGCTCATTTCCTGAGCATTCATAGGTGTAGTGTTGGGCTGAGTAAAGCTAGCTTCCTGATTTGCCATTGCAGCATCAAATGGTCTAGCCCTAGGCCTCGCTACCGCCTGTACAATAGGAGAAGTATTTGGGCTAACAAACATACGATCACGCTGAGATCCGTATGGATTTATGCCAAGATCATTTAATATTCCGCTTAACGGTCCACCAGAAAATTCATCGCCCCTAGTATCTCTACCACCGCCATCTATAGCATCAAATAGAGCAGGAACATAACGCTTGTTTGTTTCATCAAAATAGCCAAATCTACCATCATTGTTGGCTTTTTTACGGTCTTCTGCTGAAGTTCTTTCGTATCTAGCTCCACCTTTTCCAGAACCAAGACCGCCAGACCTTGCTGTATCTGAAGCTCCACCGCCACCGCCTGAACGTCCACGCATAGACGCAAAATGACCAGCGTGAGGATTTTCCATACCTAAAGCCCTGTAATGAGCCTCAACTCGCTGCATATGTTCTTCATTAGCCATTACTTCTTACCCTTCTTTTTAGATTTTTTCTTCTTAGGACGCTTCTTAGCTGTCTTTGCTGCATCTTTAAAGTCTTTATCAGAAGGTGCGCCTTTTGCGTTTTTCTTACGCATTTTCTCACCAGAACCAGCCTTAATTCTGGCTCTCTTTTTAGCAATGTTTCTATATAAAGACATTATTTTTTCTTAGCTTTTTTAGCTTTTTTCTTTTTCTTAGTCGTTTTTTTAGGAGGTCTACCCATTGTAGAACCATAAGTACCCTTACCACTCGGCATAATCATCTCCTTTATTTTTTTAAACACATACCACATTATGCAATGCCACGCAAATTACGTTTTATGTCGCCTCGCCAGCTAGTAAATGCTCCAGATAATGCAGTTGCAGCATCACTAGCCATCGTTAAACAAAGCGCATCAGCCAAGTCAGGTGACGCTAATCCACGCTTACGCATCTCATCCTTACTTTCAGCTTTCATCTTACCACTAGACGTAAAGCTATATCTAATACCTGTCAATTCCGCTAATAACTGATCGTCTTTCGGCAACTTACAAGCACGATCCTCAAACCAACCCTTAGTCTTAAACCATAACTCACTACGCAAATTTAAATATGTAGCACCCATACTAGGCGCTTCTGCAACATTAACACCACGAACAGGCAACTCTAGTTCTCTTAACCTATCAACAACACCAGAACCAAGCCCAATACTATCCACAAGTATCTCTCTAGGCCGTCTGGATGGCTGTAAACCTTCATATTCTGCAACAACACGGCCAACAGTCTGCATCAAATCTAAACCAGACCAAGACCTCAATTCAGTCACAATAGAACCCTGACGCTTGCACAACGCAGTTTTGTCATTGCCAAACCTACTAACGTCCAAACCCCACACACTAGGCAAGTCCTCATCACCCTCAACATCACGATGTATTGCGTTTTCAACTAAGTGATAAGGTATGATTGTATCATCGTCAGCCTGTGGAAATTCACCTAACACTCTGATTCTAAAGGCATTACTGTCTTCACCATAGCGCAACTTCATTTCTTCAATAAATTCATCACTTACCAAAGGGCTTTCAATGCATGACCAACGCCTAGTCCACCAGCTATCAGCAAGCCTATTCTGGCTCTCAAAAAATGTACCACTAGATCTAGTAGGGTTACTTAACATAATCGTAGTCGCATTATGACCAGACATAGAACCAGCAGCAGCTTCAAATACTTGCTCAGGCACACCAGATGCCTCGTCTACAACTAACATAACGTGTTCTGAGTGTACCCCAGCAAGCGCTTCTGGCGTTTCTGCTCTTGAGGTTCTAGCCGAAATAAACATCTCACTAGGCGCAGAAGTATGCTCAACACGATCAGACTTTACATTCAACACATCGTGAAACGCAGGCGGCAACTCATTAATCCAACGCTTCATTTCAGCAAACAAAGCATCAAACAACTGGCTAGAAGTAGGGGCAGTCACCACAACCTTATTCGGATAATGCATTAAGAAATACCAAAGCATAGCCCATGACGCAGCCGCGCTCTTACCAGTTCCATGTCCAGAGCGAATTGAAATTTTTCTTTCTCCATCAGCAATAGCCTGCAAAAACTCAGCCTGATAATCTAACGGCTCTAACCCAAGCACCTCTCTCACAAACAATGTTGGATTTTTAGCATAGCGCTGGGTAAACTCAATCATCGTATTCTGAGATAAGTCATTCATGGTCAATAACCTTCATCTTACGCAGCGCATCTAAATGCAAATCACCAATGTTAATCTGGATGTTTTGCTGACTGCCTGTACCATACCTATTTTTGTTTAAAGATGAAGCTATAAAATTATGCTGCTGCGCTAAACCTTTAGCAATACCAATATCAACCTGATTAACATTACCCTCAGCAACGTCACGATCACCGTTTAAGGCCTCTTTAACCTCAGTGTCTCGCCTATCTTTAATATCGTTAAGAGCTTCGAACGCAGCATCAGCATGAGCATCAGCCACTAAATGCTCTATCTCTCGTATAGCGTTGCCATACTTTTCGTCCTTCATCAAGTTACGCCTAAAGTAACCGCGATCTAAATCTAGCTCTTTAGCAATCATAGGAATTGTTTTGCCAGATAACAATTCTCTCTGCAAAGCCTCAACGCCACCTCTTTTATCAAGTTCAGATAAAGCTTTTTTTAATTTTGGTTTACCAGCCATACTCTTTCCGCAAAAGTTATGTTCAACATACTACAATTATTAATTATTAATGCCTATAGGCATTTTAATAAATAAATAATCTTAAGTATAGGTATGTCTTATTAGTTTTAAGCCCTTTAAAATATAGAAAATATTAAAATATTAGCAAAATATCTGCAAAATAATTAGGATTTTGATTTTCCTAGCAATTCCTAAATTCCTAGTAGGGGTAAAAGGGGGGGGTGTTGCGAGAGAAAATAATAAAAATCAGGGAGGTAAAATTTTATTAAACAACACCCAAAAAATTTATAGCACAGATTTTACTGTATGGGAATGTAGTTATAGCATAGGTAGCTGCAAATACTTTAAGGGGGGGGGCTAAAAAAATAGATCTCATTTGTATACAATTGTTCGCCATTGTTCAACATTAGCCAGAAATAGTACAATGCAAAACTTAAATGGGGTTCGGTATTGAGTTAAACAATATTTAAACATTGCAAAACAAAGTTGAACCATTGTTTTGATTTGTACTTAATTTGAACATTGTAAAACATTAGCTTGCGATTTGTATCGCATTGTATTATTTGCGCGCGCCCGCGCCCAACCTTGTGCTTTTGTATCTGTTCGGTCAATTTTTGGCATAATCCAAACAATCGCGAACAATTGTATACCGAACGTCAAAAATTGGTCAAAAATCGCTGAGAGCCAATATAAGGCTCGCTGATAGGCCTTGTTTACTTTGGTATAGTTTAGGTCACAAAAAAGCCTTTCCCCTACTCAGTGAACAATTACTTAATATCACCTAATATTTACTCAATATTATATAAATACTTGTTAATATCGCTTGATATCGTTAAAATGAGCGTGTAACCGCGTGCATAGTGATTCGCGCATAAATTAAGGAAAGGCTAAAAAATGGCAAAAGATTATTACACTTTGGCTCTAGACTATGGAACATATACGCATGGCTGGTGCGATGAATTCGGTTCATATGATTTGCAAGAATGTATTGAAGAATTTGAGTTTGCTTATTTGGGCTTTGCTCATCCAGTTTTGGGAAGCAAAAACTGGTCTCGTAAACATATGAAAATCCTAAAAACGGACGGTAGCGCAAAAGCTCTTAAAGACGGTATTAAAGAACTTAATAAAGGCTATGAGAAAAGACGCGAGCAAGCAATTGCAAAATGGCGAGTAGCTCAAAATTGATATTAATGACCAGCTTCAAGTTAGGCTGGCATTTAATACCAATTTGCATAAACAAGGAAAGGCTAACAAATGCAAAACAAATACCAAAACTTTAAAGCGTATCTAGACAAATTAGAACGCGACTCCGAGCGTGATTTTTTTGATGAATTTGATCATTTATCACTGCAAGATAATGACCAGCTAAAAAGCGAGGGTTTAACAAATGACTTTAACTAAAACCCAAATAGCCGCAAATGCTGGAAAAACATTATTCCAGTATCGCGTTAAAAAAGCTGATAGTTCGCTAATGGCAAAAACGGAAAAGCTTATCAAAAAGTCAACTAATGCCAAGCTAGGTAAAAAGGTGAATAAGGGCCATTATAAAGGCTTTCCAATATTTACTTTGACCTTAGAAGAACGTGCGACTTGTCCTAAATCATGCGTTCACTGGTTAGACTGTTATGGTAACCATATGCGCTACGCATACAGATATGAGGCAGGCCCAGCACTTGAGGCAATGCTAGAAATTGAGCTTGCAGAATTACAGCGTAAACACCCTAAAGGCTTTCTAGTTAGATTGCATATTTTAGGCGATTTTTACAGTGTTGGTTATGTCGCTAAATGGGCTGGCTGGTTAGGCAAATTTCCAGCCTTACACGTTTACGGATACACAGCCAACCAGCCCAACGCTAGTGACAAGCTTGAGCGCTCAATAGGTCAAGCAATCCTAAGCTTAAGAGACAATGCCAACGGACGCTTTGCCGTTAGATTTAGCGGTAATTTTGAGGATAATTTTTCTGCAAATAGTTATGATGATATTAGGTCAAAACAGGCAATAAAAAGGAAGGAAGCTATACTTTGCCCAGAACAAACCAAACAAGTTAATTCTTGCGCTGATTGCGCGGTTTGCTGGGTAGCTCAAAAGCCTGTAATATTTCAGACACACTAAGCTTATTAATGACCAGCTTATTTATAGGCTGGCATTTCATAAGCTTGCTATAAGTTTATGGTTATCTATTTAAAAAAGGAAAGGCTAAACAATGGATAAAAAAGAAATATTAAACAGAATGAAAATGTTTTCAGAACGTACTATTGATAACGGTTGCTCTGAAGCTGAGGCAATGCTTGCCGCAAAAAAACTAAGTGAATTGCAAGCTAAATATAATGTATCCTTAACAGAGTTAGACGTTCAAGAAATGGATTTTGAAATTCATTATTTTGAAGCTGGCAAACGCAAGCATCCAGTTGTCTGTTCTTTAAATGGCATTAGAGACTTTTGCCAAGTTGAAATTTTAATGCATAGTTATACTAGGCGAAATGACGACACGAGCGGCAATATTTCATTTTTTGGCGCACCTCACAATGTTCAAAATGCTTTGTACATGGTCAATCTGATTAAAGCGACAATGGAGCAAGAATTCGCACAATTTAAAACCCAATGGGAATATCAAGATTTGAGAATGCGCCACCACCCTCAATCGATACGTTCAAACTTTCTCAATGCTATGGGTTATCGTATAGGCGATAGATTAAAAAGAATGGCTAAGGACGAAAACCAGCAAGTTAAAGAGCAGTCTAGCACTGGAACTGATTTAGTCGTTTTAGCTGGTCAAAAGAGAGACTTGGAGCATCGCAAAATGTTTCCAAGAATAGGAACGGCTAGAGGGCGTCATTCTGGAAGCGGTTCTGCTGCTAGTGCTGGTGCTGCTGCTGGCGATAGAGCTAGTCTTAGTCGTGGCGTAGGTTCTGGAAGCTCTGGAGGCACGCTGAGACTGAGCTAAAACATTACTGGTGACCAGCCCTTGCTAGGGCTGGCATCCAGTGCTGTTATAGGCGCTAAAAGCTAAACAAAAGGAAAGGCTAAGAATATGAGTAACCGCGAAATTATTTGGTACAGCGTAACGCGAGGGCTTGCGCTGTTAGGCGTGACAGTTTCAATTTTTCAGGCTGGCTACGCTGCAAAGCTTATTAAAGAGCTAGCCCAGATCTTTATCTGATATTAACTAAATGTTTGTGATATCATTTTAAACGTGGTACAATTCGAATCGTGGCAGTTAGTGAAGCTCGTTAAGGACTGTTTGAATTATAGCAAATTAATTCGATTAGTGATTAAACCTCAAGTAGCTAGCTGTCACATAAAAAGGAAAGGCTAACAATATTATGAAAAAATATGAATTTTATTTAGAAGGCGAGAACGGTCTTGATTTTGGCATCATTAGGGCAACTGATGAAAAGGATTTAATCAGGATCTTAAAAGAGGACTTTCCACGCGATATAGGCGCTGATGGTTTTTACAACTGCCCCACAACTGGTGATGAAATCGCTATAGATTGGGGCTTGTGATGAATGAATTTACCATAGATGAATACGGTTTTAAGCACGAACCTATTTTTGAGGATATGTGCGATCATCCAAAAGGAAGCTACGCTGGCACTACAAGCTATAGTGGGAGTAGGTCTGACGTTTATTTCTTTATAAGCCCTAAAAACAAGGGAAGCCTTGACCCAAAACATTGGCATTATTGTTGCCGCTATAGTAATGATTGCGGAGATTATGCGTCAGGCACTGTTAGCGTTTGGCTTATGCCTAGTGGTTTTCAAGGAAATGTCAGCGCCCAACACGTTAACGATATAGCTAATGAGAATTTAAAAATGATCCGACTCTGGATGGTTCACGTTGGTTTAATGGTTAAAAAAATATGAAGCTTTACAATTTACCGCTAAACTATGCGATTTACGGTAACACTGACAGCGCAGGCGATATTGAAGGTTATTCTTTAGTTGATTGGCGAACTGGTGATCACGTTTTAGATGATGATCAGATAGAAAATCTATTTATCGCCTACGCTATATGTCTTAAACGCATCGCGAAAATTAGGCGCGATAAAATAAAAAGGAAAATGCATTGAAAACGCTCGTTATAAATAAACAAAAGCGTGATGAGCCTGTAGGTTTTGCAGTTGTTAAGATAAACAACCTTAACAAGGTAAGCATATGGGCTATCACTGATGAGCTAAGTTCAGGCGATCATATCGAGATACTTGGCTTTGCTAAAGAACTGCATAAGGCTGAACTGATAAGAGATAAAATTTTATTTAACAGCGCTATTGCTGAATCTGAAACAATTTTAGAGAAAGGAATAAACATTGATTAGCGGTGATATATCAGTTGATTTTTACTTAGCTGACTTAGATGTACATTTTACGTTTAATGTCGATTTTAACCAGTTGGATTTACCCAACACGCACGTTCCAAGCCATCAGGTTATAGAGCAAGCTGTTTATAAGCTTATGAGGAACACTAGCCACGATATTGAGGATATCGAACTTAACTTAACTGTCGATGAAGACGAGGGAGAATTATAATGGATAAAAAAGATTGGATTAATGTTGCAAATAAACAGCAACAAGAAAATATGGGCTTTAGAGGTTTAACCCCTGATCAGCAAAAAGCTGTCACTGGATTAAATAATATTTTACCAGAATTTTTATGGGAGCTAGATGAGTGCAAGGATGTTTGGTTATCTACAATCAGGAAGCTAGAAAGCGCCATGTATGATATGAAAAGAAATTTTGAAGGCTTATCAGAATATCAGACAGATCAAATGTGCGAACATGGCATTGAGTGGGATATTGACGGCACTTGGTTTGACACTGATGAGCTACCTGAAGAAAAGCCTAAAAAGTCTAAAAAATAAACTCACCTTTCCTTGAGTTAAACTTGCCCTGCTTCGGCAGGGCTTTTTTTTGCGCCTTTGCCATGTTTCCAGCGCAACAGGTTAAGTATTTCTGCGCTGAGGTGGTGTAGCTCATCATTTTCTATTAGCCCCACCAGTTCGCCCTCATAATAGATCTTAAGCCCATTATCGTATACAGCCCACCTTAACGGTTTTTTCGTATTTCCATTAAACGCCATTTTATCGCCCTTACCTGCTCATCGTTCCATTCAGGCAAATTAATGCCTAGCACACGCCTACGGTTAGCAAATCCGTATAATTCTTCTTCAGTTGTAATACTTGCTAATTTTGACTCAAAGGTCTGCAAAAATTTAATTTTACTGGTTCCCTTTTTGAATTCCTTAGCAGAACCATTTTTTAATTTTTCTTTTAACCAATTTGAATAGTCCAACGAAAGCTCCCAACATTAATATTATTAATTATTAATGCCTATAGGCATTTTAATAAATAAATAATACAAATAATTTATGTTCATTTTGTTAATATTTTCTTTATAAGTTGCTGTTTTTATACATTAAAACGGGCTACTAGACTCATTATGTTTGCCCTCTTTATCGCAAAACCATACTTTATTGTCATTTATAGCTATATGACCCTTATCAACCAGTGAATCGAACGTCTGTTTATACGCAGTGTCAGAGTTCTTATGGATTCCTAATTTACCTAGAAAATGCTCCTTTATCTTTTTATTTTCTATGCACCAATAAGTACCGCCTTTAGGCCAACCAACGCCAGATGGATTTTTCTCTCCAACGCCCTCACCTCTAAGCTGATAAAATGCCTGCTTAAAAAGCACTTGGTTTTTACCCGAAAGTTTAGGCCTTTTAGCCTCTTTTACCTCATCCTCAGTCGGCTCACGAATTGTACAGGTGGTAATATCGTCACCATCCTCATCAATACCCAAGACTTCACGACTAAGTAAAAAGCTTATCGTTTTACCTGTTTCCATATCTCTCTGCTTTGTTGTTGTAGCAGTTCGCATTCCTACGTCTTCATTATTGGTTATTTCTATCTCAGTATCAGTGCCTGCCTTTTGGGCTGAACTACCTCTTAATCCTTTTGACGGGTCTTTACCTGAATGACCAACCAGCATAACGTGTATGCCCGTTTCTGCTCTTAAAATATCTAAATTTGTTAAAAATCTGGCAAAATCTGAATTACTATTCTCATCAAGTTGCCCCTGAGTGGCTCTAGATATAGTATCAACGATTAATACTTTAACTGGTTCATATTTTTTACCAATTATTTCAATTAACGATTTTACCTTAGCCATGTCATCTTCATTATTAAAAAGATTAATCGGTGCGGCCCTAACAGCAAGATTAACATCTTCAAAATCGCTGTACTTATTTCTTAACGCTATTAAACGTGCGTTAAACGCCTGACCACCTTCGGTCTGCAAATATAAAACAGCACCACCTCTGACCTTGTTACCCATCCAGCTTTGTTTTGCGGCAATGTGATAAGCCATATCCATACAAAAGAAGCTTTTACCCACATTACTAGCACCATAAACAATGCTCATGCTGTTTTCGCTTAACCAGCCTTTAACAATGTAATTTAATGATGTTTGAGTTACGGCCTGATTTGGAAATATAACCTCATCTAAAATGCTTTGTGGTCGTAAGGCTTTGATTAAAAAGTCTTTTCCTCTGGCAACCCAAACATCGTTCCAATCTAAACCTTCACTTTTAGGAACAACAAATTCAATGCCATGCTCCTCTTTAGCCTTGTTGCAAGCTTTCAAACCAGCCTCATCATTATCACCAGCTATGGTAAATTCTGTTTCTGGTTTTACCGATTTTAGCTCACTGACAACATTTACAACATTACCAGCATTTAAAGCATGAACGCACGGCACTGATGTTGCCTCATATATTGATGCGGCAGTCGCAAAGCCCTCAGCAATGTAAGCTTTATCCTTAATCACGCCACCAACAACATGAAAACAGCCTTTATATTGCAAACCAGTGTTAAATTTCTTTTGACCCTGCCCATCGATGTACTGGTAACCTTTTATGTCACCATCTTTATTAATAACTGGTATTTTTAGTTTACCATTATCAATTTTAGCGCCATGTTGCTTAATTCTTTTTAAAGATAAGTAGGGGTGAACATCCTCAACTTGAAATTTAGGCACTTGTGAAAAATCTTCTCTTTTTTGCGGCTCGAACTTAGGTAACAATCCCTGATCCCTTAAAACTTTAGTTATGCCTGAAAAATCTTCGCATTTACGGCAATTTACACGAACCTCACCATGAAAGTCGCTAATCCAGAATCTATCCTTACCGCCACAACATGGGCAAGCCCCATGATATTCTTTTGGGCTTACTTTTTTTAGATCTAATGACTGGATTATACCTTCAGCATACTCTGACCAATATGCTGTATATGACTTGTTATTATTATCTATATATTGTACCATTTTACTCGAATACTCCGCATGGATATTTATATAACTGCTAGACCTACTTTTATTAGCCTTTCTGTAGGTTTTAACTTATAAGCCCCACTTTAACAGTGGGGCTATTTTTTTGCTTAGAATGGGATTTGATCGTCAAAGAATTCCGAATCATCAGACTTCTTATCTTCGCCCTTATCGGGCGCAAGCTCAGTTTCCTCATCGTCATCAGTTTTAGGCTGATGCCCATCAGGTGCGTCACTGGCCTTAAAGCCGCCCTCTTCAGCCTGAAAGGGTGACGGACGCTCCATAGGGGCAGCTAACTGCAATACCTGAACATCAGTTAGCTTTAGAGTAATACCCTGCTGTGAGCCGTTCTTATAGCCTTTGATGATGAACTGACAATGCATATCACTGTTGGTTGTTAGAGCAAAGTCTTTCGCTAACCTTTCGGCTGCGCTATCCCATTGCTTAACGACAGTTTTTTCATCGCCATATGTTGGCAGCTTCATTTTGCAATAACCTCTGCCCTCATTATCCTCATCTAAAGGTAACCTAAATTTCTTAGGGTCTTTAATAGGCTTGTTTTCTTGCTGACGCTTTTCACAAAACTCTTTCCATACTTGCTCACATAATTTCTGCAAATCTTCATAAGCATCATTTGAGATAAATGCGTCACAATAAAAAGCAGCATTATCCATTGTAGCATCGCAACCGATATACCTATTATCTGGATCGCTCCAAATGTAAGGCTGGTTCATTTTCGGGTATCTAGCTTTTACGTTTTTTAATTTATGTATCATGTTAACCTTTCTACATTTCATCCATTACTTCATCTTCAAGATAGCTGGGCAAATGAATAACATTTTCATCGGGCCAGCCAGTGCTAAATTTACCTGATACTTGAGCATCAAGTAATTCAGCCATTGCTTTGAACATCTGCTTTTCAGCATATTTCAAATACAATTCGCTTAGTGTGTGTTTTGTACAAATACCTGTATCTTTACACACCGCAAAAAAGATAAACCTATCTACTGTCAAACCTATTGATTTGCAGCACATCATATAGAACACAGCCTGAACGCCATAATTCCAGTTTTTTATCTCTTTTGAAAAACCATAAGGGCTGACATTAAATGTGGTTTTAATATCCATCAATGTCGCCTTTTTATTCTTTTCATCTAAAAGCATACCGTCAGGTCTGCATTTTACAGATAAGCCAGTGTTTTCGCATTCTCCAAACACACTAACCTCTGGAAGAAAATTTTTATGCTTTATAAAATCTTGCAAATCAGTGTTAGTGTGTAAGGCGACCTCAGCTAGCTTTTTAGCTTGATCGTAAGTTCCCTCTTTTAGCAAAATTTTACCATCCTTAGCCGCCTGCTCTTCCATTTCAGCCCAAGCTTTTCTTTGCAGTTTATTTGGCAAGCCACGCATAAATTCATTCTTCTCTGGCTCCAAAATAAATCCATGAACTGCGCTACCTAATAGCATAGCTTCAGTTGGCTCTTTGCGAGGCTCATCTTGTCTTAGCGCCCAGTGTAAGGCTGAGTTTTTAACAACCTCTTTTATATCTGATGAACTAAAGTGAGGATAAGTGTCACTATCGTGATACTGCTCATTAGACAAATCTCGCCTAAAAAAATCTTTTGGGAGTTCCATCTTCACTACTCCTCAGACCAGCGGCATTTTCGTTCCTCAAGCAATGCTAAAACAGTGTCATAGCTCTCCTGTCTATGCACCGTATTAACTTTATGCCCACCTTTAAAAAATATTTTAAGCGTATGATAATCATTTGATGGGTGTGTTGGAATATCCTGCCAAGCAACAACATCATCTATGTGAAAATGAATAAAACCCTGATCACCCATATGTAGACCTTCAAAATCTTTATCATAAATCTTCACGACAAAAAAATTAGGGTCTAATTGACCATTGCCTAAATCTAATTTTCTTATTTTTTTAGTCATAATTTTAGCCTTTCTTAGCTGTTCCAATTTTCTCTAGCAACGTAGCAAAAAGCTTCCCAATTAAGTTCAACCTTTAAACCTTGCTCTGTGTTATCCCTCATCAAATGCTCAAGCCTCATTACAACTCTAATTGGTTGTCTATCAAACTTATACACTAAGACAGGCTCTTTATTAGCAACCTTAGCTGCCTTATCAACCTGATCCCACCAGCTTTGCGACCAGCTACCCTTCTTATACCTTTTACATTCTATAGTATAAGGGAAGCTGTCATCGTCTATAAGTATATCGCCCCTATCCGCAGATCTATACTGTTCTAGATCCCTCTTTGCCGCCTTTACATTTAGATCGTCCTGCAAAGCGTTGCATATAGTGCGCTCAAAACTAGCTCCTTTTTGCCTGCCGTTAACCATATCACTTATTATGCCCGACAGGTTCCCTTGCCTTAGAAAAGTTATATTTAACTAAATCCTCCTCTAAGTTTCCGTAGAGCATATACTGCTCAACCAATACACTTTTAGGAATGCGAGTTACATTGCTAAGAAAGTCCAATTTTTCAACCATACTTTCCCTCATCCTCATGCATTGCTGCACTGTTTTTTGTTTATCTGTCATCGTAACCTCTTTAAAAAAATTGACACTATTGCATTTAGGGAATATTACCTTATATGTCAAGTCCGTGCAATAATATAATGAAAGGTTAAACAAATGAAACAGAAGTTAGATATTAGACAGGTAGCGATTATACGCATTATTAGATCAGGGCATGGATTGGGGAGATGTATGAAAACGCTCGATGAGGTTTTTATTCCAAAGTCTATGGTGGATCAATTTAATTTAAAACTGAACGCTACTTGCTTTATTGAGGTTATACATACTCCAAAAGATGAAATCCAAAGACTTGAGGGTTCAGGTAAGCTCCATAGCGAGTATAAAGCTAAGGTTATTTATGATAAAAGCAGTCCGTTTATCCATTTAATGGATCAATTTTCAGTTAAGGGTTTGGCTGGCCTTGGTGAGCTTGCTCCTCAAAAAAATGTTAATGTTATTGATTGGGATGAAGCTATTTTAGCAGTTCTTCAGTCAGAACAAGAATTTTTTACTAGCTTTGAAGTAATGGAGCAAGTTGAAAGAAAATATGATGCTATTGGTTCTAATAAAGATATAACTAGCAAACTTACTGGGCTTCACATGAAGGGTAAAATTGCTAAACTCTCCCTTACTGTGGACGGCAAGCAAGATAAAGTTTCGAAACTCGCTTGGTGCGACAGAAGAATAGCTATGGATATATATAAAAAATACGTTTTGGGTTATGGAGATGAAGATGAGAAAGCTTTGCACACAGTGCAATAATAAAGGCTACATTGAGGTAGAGGTGGTGCATCCAGTTATTTTTTTACCTAGCATTGGATACATTACTAAACATAAAAAACTTTGCGAAGGGTGTAACAATGGAACTGAAGCCAGAAGACAGGAATCTGAGAGACAGCTTAAAGAGGGAGATACAAAGACTGGAGCCAATGGCGCTATCAGTTAATGCAGAGCCAAAGGTTAAGCAGCAATATAGAGATGCCAAAGATGCTATGAAAACTCTTGTTGGTAAGTTGCAGGCAGAAGGCGTAGATATATGAGTACGCACACGTTAAAGGCTAACAGGCGTCATCCAGATGCAGACAGAGACTGCATACAGGTGGGCCATATAACTTTTGAGTTTAGTAGAAAGAATAAGACTTTTGCATTGAAAGCTTGTGAAGCTGTAAATGCTAAAGATCGCAGACCTTTATTTACAGGGTTTATTGAGAAAGGCATGGATGCAGAGCTAAGACGGCTTGCATCTGTTTTTAGGCAAATAGCGGAGGAAAATAATGACTGAAGAAGAAATTGGTAAGGCCATGAAGAAAATGGCAAGGCTGGAAAAAGATAAACAGCGTAAAATGCTGCATGGAACTTCAAAAAACATAGCAGCGGAAAACAAGTTTAGGCTTTTAAATAATAATGGGAAAAGAGTTCGTGAGGAAACCAAAGGTAAAACTAATACAAGCAGGAGAAGTATAAGGCCAAGGGCTTCCTCTAGAATTACAATATCATAATCTGGGGTGTAAACAATGGAATATTTTACATTATTAACAATTATGTATTACATGAATGGGCATCCTCAAGAGGCAAAAATTTGGTTTGCTAGTGAGGATGATTGTTGGAGCGTGTTAATGCAAAACGATACGCTTTACGATCAGATTAATGCAGAGGCAGGCTTTTGTGATGTATCAGCTATACCATCAAAGATAGTTAAACCTAAAATTAGGCCGCAGTGAGCCACTCATAAATCTTTTTAGTTTGCTCTATACGATCTTTAAGGCCATGCGTGCCACCATTTACACGCTTGGTCACAGCCTTGATTGTATCATCATCAACACCCTTGTCACATATACTGAACAGCTTGTTAGACCTGAAAAACCACAAGGCCGACTCAAAAGCATACTCAGTCTCAACAAAAGCTGGGTGCTTCATTACATCAGGTAGGCGCATATCACTGCTAAATGATCTGAAATTAGAACGGCCTGTCAATTGGATAAAACCTTTGCCAGAAAATTTCCAGCCATCGCCAGACGCTTTGTCACCGTTACCCATGCGATCACTATAAACATTGTTAGCTAGTGCTTCTGGGTTTTTAGTATATGGCATTGCAGCCTCTACAGACTTAAACCGACTAGGCCACACCGCCATTAGTCGCTCTGGGGTGCTGTAATATAAACCTTCTTTGGTCCGTTTAAAGCCACCACTCTCATGGTGAGCTTGCCCTAATAAATGCGCCCCATGTTTATCTGATAACTCATAATGCTTTGCTATAGCTCTAGCTGTGTTTGGTCCAAACGATCCATCGTCTTTTACGCCACACTTAGCTTGTAATATTTTTAATGCGTCACTCATTTTTTACTATCCGTTTTGTTAAGCTTATCAAATGATCTCATTCCACCCATGCCGAGCATACCTAACAACAATGGCATCATCACTGACATATCTGCTTGAGGTATACTAAAACCAAAGCCCATAGCTATTGGCGCGACCATGTAATTTATGCCTAACGATATACCACCGATCCAGCCGATAAGTGGACGCCAAGACGATTGAAACCAGTTGCCCTGAGCATCCATTTTTAATATTTCTAACTGGGCCATTACTTGCTCTTGGGCGTGCTTTTCGCCCATCGTTGCAATCTCATGTGCCAACTGTGCAGCCTGATCTTTATCTTTTATAACTTTACCAAGCAGGCCGCTTACTGGCCCTATAAGTTTATCTATCATTGATCCTTACCCATGTTTGTGAAGCCATAATAAGCTGCAACTATAGCAGCAATACTGACATAGTATATATTGCTCATGCTTGCTAACATTACTGAGGCTTGAGGTAGCTCCATCCATTCCGTAAAAATAACGCCAAATGGAAACAAAAGCATACCTGTTAAGCTAAACCACGCCATCCTACGTTGTGCATCGCGCTTGGCATCGGCATCTAAAACCTGTCTACGCAATTGATCGAGCATTATTTCGCGCTCATCTGGATCAATTTTGCCGTTATCGTTTAGATCATATTTTGCTTTGGGCATATGCATACTCCTGTACTATTCTTCTATCGTATCCCAATATTATTAGCTTACCACGTTTATTATATGCTGCAAACTTCTTACCACGCTCTATTATTGTTGGCTGTTTACTTCTAGGCAAGTCACCTTCATTGAGTTGTG